TGCAATATTAGGGTGTCCAACTTTTCTACGATTTGCATAAGGAGGCAATGGTGGCATATCGGATCTACGTATTCTCCATCCTTTAGATTGTTTTTGAAATAAAGGATGTCCGGGCGTATTTGATTCGGATGCAAATGAAGTTCCTACCCCGTGTTCTCTGCACCATTTTGCAATATTATGAATAAGTGTTTCGTTAGTAGGATCGTCAACGCGACTTACATACCAATCCTTTGCTGTTCTTTCAGCTGTTCTAGCATGCTTGGCTGTTTTTTCTTCGGGGGTTAAAGATTGATACCAAGATTGTACAGCTTTGCATTTATAATTAGAATAATCAATCTTATCGTAAGGAATAAATTTACTACGATCTCCGCCATTCCCGCCTTCGACAAGATTGTAACTCGTAGGATCAGAACAGGCATTAGTTTCAGCAATCCATTTTGCTTCTTTAAGATTTAATTCTTCTTCTGAGTCGCAAGTTTCTAAAATAATTTTTTCAAAGTTTTCAATGCCGTACTTTTTGTATGCTTGTTTTAATAATTTACCTGATCCCATATAATTGGGATTACTTCCAACATGCTTACCTATATACCATCTTCCATTGATTTTATTAATAATTTTATAAATGTACATGTAACTATTTAGCTATTTCTATGATAGCCATAGTTATACAGGATAATTTATTTGGCGTAGTACTCTTCTACCTTGCCTAACCACATATCTTCGTATTTGGCAAAATCCTTAGGCCATAAATCAAACTGTTGATATACAAGATCTCTAGTGCACATAAAAATATGACCTTCTCGTATATCGGTATCATATACTTGATTATGAGCCAAAATGTATGCTACTAGCTGCATTTTATAATCTTCAACCCATTCTTCTTTTTTAGGTTTATTTGACTGTTTATAGTCACAAATTGATGGATTTCCTTTATAAACAGCCACCAAATCGGTCGTTCCTGAGTATAAACCGGGGTAATATAAACTCTGCTCCATTGCCCACACTTCATTAACATCCGACAATCCAAATTCAATAATACGGTTAGCCATATCGTTAGCTTTAACATGCACAGGATTATTTCCGGGCATACGAGGCAATCCAGTTAAAAACTTTTCTAAGTTGCTGTGCATAGCTGTGCCCACTCCGGCAGCTTCTGTAGTAATTTGCTGTGCTTTGGCTTCACCTACACGTTTCTTCCATTCAATTAAGTGTGTCATATCTTTAGTTGCACTTAATATAGTAGTAACGCTAGGAATACGTTCCCCGTCGGGTGTTTGATAAACACGTTTACGTGTTACTGGATCATTAATTTGTTGGCAATTCTTATACTGGAATTTTCCCACAAACGGTGGAGGTTTTATAGTTGTAGTCATACAACTAATTATACTTTACAATCTAGGGTAAGTCTATATTTAGAGTTTTTTATCGCCGAACCCAGTTTTTAATTTAATTCCATCTGGGGAATTAAAGTTGTCGGTGGTTGACATTATTAGATTTTTTAATTCTGGGCTTTGATCAACTAGTTTAGCAAAAGTTTCATAATCAACTTTGATACCATTTTTTTCTAAAATGGAAGAAATCGCGTCCCAAGAAATCTGTTGAGGAGCCTGTTTAGAGGCTCCTCTACCTTGCAATACACGTAAGCTTGTTACCATGTCGTCAACAAACGAATTGGTAAACTCAAAAAGTCTCATCTTGAAAGGCGACTCATTAAACTGTTGCCTTCGTGAATTCTACGTAAACGTCTAATTTCACGGCTTTCGCGCATTTCTCTGCCGGCAACTTCTGCCCCGCCTGCAGCAGCATCGCTAGCTCCAAATTCATCACCGCCCATATTCATAGAATCGGGGCTCGATGGTTCTGGTGGTAATTCGCCTGGCATACCGCCGCCCATGCCCATATTGCCTGGCATACCGCCTGGCATCCCCATCGGGTTCGGAGCTTCACCTGTAGCTAATGAAGCAACTGCTTTGCTGATAGCTTCTCTTGACTGTGTTAATACTTCAAGTGTCTGCTGTAGTACAGGTGTAACTGCGCTTTTGAACGCTTCTGATTCCGCTTGGCCAAAGTTCTTACGAATTTCGTCTGATAGTTCAAGCATAGTCTTAGTTTGGTATTGGCCTACCTTCTGCATCCATCCGGTAAAATCTTCTACCATGTCTGCTGCATCGGCAATGTTTTCTGCTTTGGCTTCTTCGTCCTCAGCAATATAACGCTTCATACCTTCTACAATCATCTTATAGTACATACGACGATTTTCTTTGACTGCTTTTTTGCTGTGTACTGGGCACTTAGCTTTTCCTTTCATTTCGCAGCAGCATTTTGGTTTAGCAGCTTCTGACATTTTCTTATTATAAGGTTTATTTTTAGTTTTGGCAATAGCTTTCTTTTTGTTCATACCGCTAGCTGTCATGCGTGCAATTTGTACATCAGCAAAGTCATTATCGCCGTCGTTGTCTTGATCAACTTTTTTTGCTTCATTAGTTTTTTTCTTCATTTTTTTGCCCTTAGCAATGTTAGTAGCGACAGCGTACATTACCTGCTCGCCTTTGTCTTTTCCGTAACGCTTAGTGAACTCTTTTTTCTTAGGTTTAAGATCTTTCTTAATAACCTTTTCTTTCTTAGCCTTTTCGGACTTAGTAAGTTTACGTTCACCGAGCATTTCTTTAATTTTTGTATTCAACAAATTAAGCATATACTTATCTTGTTGATAATCCTCATTAGCTAAAAGATCGTTAAATTTAGATTCAGACTCAGTCTGACTTAATTTTGTACGTAAATGATTACGCGCATCTTCTAACTGTTCGCGTGTATATTCTTTGAAATTGACCCTTACGCCAAATTTCTTAAACATGTTTTCGTTCAATACTGAACTAGAAACTGCTTGATTAAATTCATTTGTTTGCATATTAAACTTCCGAAAAACGATAAAGTATTTATCGAAGACGACACAACTTTTCAAAGTATGCCAGTATCATATGTTTAGCTTGTTCTGCTTTTTCTTGTGCAGATTCCTGTTTAGTTTCTAATGCTTCGTATCTTGCCCAATCACGATTTTTTAAATAAACCTGTGATAATCTTTGATAGTTGTCATTTTCAAATGCGTAATAGCCATAATCTCTATCATACTCTAAAAATTTTGTTTCCTCTGCACTTCTTAATGCCAACGAATTAGCTACAAGTGCTGCTGTTTGAGGTAGGTTAATTTGTTTATATAAAATATTATTTCTGGTATCAGACACAGTATAAAATCCGGTATTTTCTCTTGAAATAAAGTAATTTCCTATCCTAATTCTTCCTTGAGAATCGCTCGATGGTAATACATAGCCTCTTTCTCTAAAATTTTCTTTTACTTCGTAGGCTAAATCAATAATTTTTTTATATAATTGATGATCTATTTGCATGAGTTTTTACAATTAATGTTTTACCGTCATTGGAGATTTTGTAAACGCCTTTTCTAACAAGGTTTTGAGCAGTCCATGCATCGTGCTCGTTTAGACTCGACAAGGAAATTGTGCGTTGATGCTCATCAATAAAGTGTCTTTCTTCGTTTGATAAAATAATCGATATACCGTCAGTAATATGATGTATTTTCATATATTAATGTGATTTTGAAAGTATAACAATCAGTGTAGATAGTACTCCAGCAACTACTGTTCCTGCTGTTCCAACAAGCACTTTTATCATGCTCATATGGCTTTTTTCAATAATTTCCTGCAAACCGCCGACCTTTTTTTCAATATTATCTAAGCGTGTTTCTAAAGCAGCATATCTTAATGCACACAATTCAACATGTGTTTCTAGATTAGTTTTTTCAATATCCGACGGTTCTTGAGCCATTCCAGCATCTCCTTAGGAAAAATCATAGTCCTTATTGTTCCTCAACTTGCCTAATTGATGCCTTGATTATTGTGTTCTTATGCTGTGCTGAATCTAAATCAAACACTGCTTTAGAAATATTTATCGTCTCTTCTAATTTTTCTATAACAGGAACCTGGTCCATATCATTTAACAATAATCCAATAACATTTCCATCATCGTCTTGATACGCGCCGGATCTGTCAGGGTTAAACTTAAAAGTCCATACACGATGTTGTCCTTTATATCGACTACCAAACCCGAGACTCTTTAGATCCACTATTTCTGATGTTGGAGGCTCTTCAAATTCAATGTTAGAACGTAACCCAATACATTGCTGTAGAGTTGTCCAATTTTTATATTGATTTTGTTCTAATTCCGACCCTTGGTTGGGCCTATAAACTTTAGGACGAGTAATATCTATTAGAGTTTTAATTTCAATCAGTTCCATTATATACCTACTTTAAGCATTTGCAGATATTTATGGCCAAAAAAAAGCGGACTTAAAAAAGTCCGCTTCTTATTCTACTAATTAATTAAAAATTAATAGTAAAATGCTACAACAGTTGCACTTGATAAGTGAATGTTGGCATTAGGACCTGTTCCTAGCGATTGTACAGCAGCTGTAAGAGCTGCTTCAGTTGTACTTGCAGTAGTTCCTTCTACTGAACCTAGTCCTAAGCCTGTTGGGCTAAACGCATCAACACCTAATGATTCGATAGCAAATTTCATTGTATAGTAAGCATTAGTTGTTGTATCCAAATATCCAACACGGCTAAGCGAACCAAACTGTGTTACCGCAGTGCGGAAAATTTGGTCAAATGCGCCACCAGCAACGCTACCAGTGTTGAGTGTATTAGCAGTAGGTAAACCTGCAACAGCAGTGCCGTTGAAGTCTGTCCATACAGCTGCATTGTCACCAGCCCAGAATTTTAATGTAAAGTCTTGTAGTCCTACACCTGAAAAATTCTTTGGTGCATAAAGACCACTATGTACTCTTGTAATACCAGCCATTTTAATCTCCTTAATTTATTCCCGGTCCGTTTGGGACCATCGTGCAAATATTTATGATGTTGTTAAAAAAATAGTCAATAAGCTGTGTTAATCATCGCTTTTTAAATCACCATTAACTACACGGAGATTACTAGCTGTTTCTTTATTTTCTCTTAATTTACGTATACCGCGTGTAAATTTAGCAGGATCAGCACCTTTAATGCTGTTTATTAAGCGGCGTTCTAGTTCATATGCTATTTCAGGGTCAAAAGTTTCTCTAAGATGTTTAATTAAATTAATAGCCGAATCGATGATATGTACTGCTCTTGCTTCTAGTACTACTTCACGGTCTTTTTTACCGGCAAAATCATTTAGTTCTTCTAACAAACTACGAGTTTTCTTTTGCACAATTATACCCTTCTTTTGAATATTTATTCATTTTGGGTTATGTATGGTTAGGACTTTAATAAGTTGATTATTAATGCAATGCAAGATATAATAAATATAGACACACACAAAGGAGAGAGTATCATGTATTACACAACAATTAATGCCTTTGCAAATTGGTATTTTTTAAATCGTTGGCAACCCTTGACTGAAGATGAAGTCGAATGGGTCACAAAACCTGTTAAGAAATCTTGTAATTAAATTTACATTTATTGCCATGCCATTTTGTATAATTGCCGCGACTAATTAATTTTTTACAATGTGGGCACTCTAATTTAATTGGAGTTTTTCCTTTATTTGGACTTATTTTTCCATACATAGGATTATTTTTTCCAGTCATTTTTTGGCGAGACTCGTCATTCCATTTCCATTGATCGACAACTCCTCGGTTAGGATGTATTTTTCCATACATAGGGTTATTTTCCCCCGAAACATTACAGTGGTTGTCTTTCATTTTTTGTCGAGTTGATTCCGTATGTGTTTTTTGATAAAAAGGATTTTTTTCTCCTGTTCGATTTTTTCTGAATTCTTCTGTTCTTTTTTTGCCTCGATTTTTTCCTACTCTTTTTTCTATAGTTTCTTTACTTTGAATAGCACCTTCGCCGCCTTCTTCCATAAGGTTCGCCCATTCTTTACTTTCCACAATATTCCATAAACGGCTATAATATATGCCCCAAGTTTTTAATTCTTCTTCGTTAACACATTCTCTAATAATTTGTGTAGTATAATCATACCCATGTTTTTTTAAATGGTTAACCCATTTAATTCCTGATCCATGATATCTATGCGGATCTTTTTTTATTGTTTTTCCGAGATATTTTAATCCGGTTTTATTATGTGTTTTAACATACAAATAAATAATCATGCTGATACTCCTATACAGTATTAGAGCGGGTGGATGTTCGAGCATCGCGACCCGCATTTTTATTTATACATTGGTTTACGTTTTACATATGTATGTGTATAATAAATACCTAAACGCAATTAGTTGCATTTACACAGACGGATAGAAAGGAGAACAAAATGTCGTTAAATGATTACACCCCTAAAGTGCCGGAGTTTAAAGTTAATTCCACACGTAATGGTTACGAAATTCGTACAGATATTCTTAGCATGGCTAAGGATCTAGTTGAAGCCGAGTACAGTGCTAAGTTTGCCGGATGGGAGATGAGTTCTCATATTGATGAGAAAACTGGACAGCTAGTTTCTACTGTTGCTATGCCAGAATTTCCTGGACTAGATCAAGTGTTAGCCACCGCCGAAAAAATGTATGCGTTTGTTAACGCCGGTGTATCAAAGAAGTAAAAGTGGCATAGCCTACAATTAAAATAAATTACTTCGTGATAGTAAAACGCCCCTTTTGGGGCGTTTTATTTTGACCTTAAATTGCTTTAAGTCGAACTCCGATCAAACTTGCTAAACTCTGTTTCATCATCTTTTGAATCATTTTATCCTCAAGTAATGATGCGCATTTAAATGTATTATTAATACTGTGGCAAGTTTCACAAGCGTCGCTAGTAGCTGGGTGTCCAGGAGCATAATCAACTTTGCCAAGTGCTGGATGGTGTGTACCATCGTGGCAGCTAACACATCCTGTTGTTATGCCCTTATGAATATCAGCGAGTGACATACTCCATGCATCGTCGTTGTGTGTGCTTGTATCTTTAGAAATGTGGCAAGTACCACAATCGGCAGTGGTTGGGATGTGATCTTTTGGTTTGCCCATAGCGCCGTATGTTGTATAAGAACCATTATGGCAGCTATCGCATCTTTGGCCGCTTACACTAGCGTGATTCATAGCCCAAGATGCAGTAAATGAAGTTGTATTGTGGCAAGAATCGCAGTTAGTTGTATTAATTGGAATATGTTTTGCTGACCGTCCAATAGTCTGTGCAGAAATTTGTCCGGTTGGGCTACCATTATGACAAGTAGCGCAGACTTTCGGCGTACCTAAATAAATGCCACCTGCGTGACAGCTAGCACAGGTGCTGCACTTGCCGGTTGATAAGTGTGAGCCAGTTAAAGGAAAATTTGGGTGAATTGTCTCATACAAAGTACATTCAGCAGCATCTGCAGTATCAGCAAACATCAACATTGATCCTGTTGCTAATGTAACAGGAACAGCAAAATAAGATAATGCCAATGCTATTGTTGTAACCATTGATAATAAGAAGGTTTTTATTTTTTGCACGGTAGAAAACTCCTTGCGGTTTCTACTACTATTTAGCAAAAACCAGCGTTCTTAATCGAAGGAGTTACTGTTGGGATTATGGCAACCGCCGTAATTACAGTCAACGGCAGCTACTGTTATTTTTATACCATTTCTAGTTACAGTTTTTGGATGTCCATTAGACATTTCCTGTGCTCCATAACTAGTATACATGCCATTATGGCATCCTTTACACATAACAGTAGGATAACCTGTGGTGTGTATCATTAATTGAGTTATACCTGTTTTATTTGTAAATGCCATAGTATTATGGCATCCTGCACAGTCTAACAACAATGTAGGTAAATGTCTAGAACTACGACCTATTGTCATGCGACTAGGATCTCCGTTATGGCACGCAATACAAGTCCTAGGCGTACCTATCCAAATGGCCGACCCTTCGGGGATATGACACATACCGCAACTAGTGCACTTTCCAGTACTTAAATGTGCACCAGTTAACGGCCAACGTGGGTGTAATTTTTCGTAAGCAGTACATTCGGCTCCAACAACTTTTGGAGAAATTAATAAAAATAATAATACTGCTAATGTTTTAAAAATCATGTCTAAAACCGATATAAAAATTTTGATTTTTATCAGTAGGATTAGTATACAATGAAGTTCTAGTCTTTGTCAATGACTGTGAATATTGTCCTTCTAAAACAGTATGATCGCTGATAGAATAAAATCCTCTTAACATAGCAGATAATGTATCTATTTTACCATAATTTTCGTTGACTGTATCGAGTCTTAAAACGGTTGAAACACTATTTCTATTTTTATCACCAAATTTAAAATTATCTGCAAATGTAATATATGAGGATTTGCGACCACCAGTTGAATCGTTAGCAGCAAACTCTACACTATTATTAGTTAATAGTATATTTTCTCCTTTTAAGTGAGCAGTTAATGAATAATTTTGTTTATCTCCAACTTGTATAGGAATAGGTTCAAAACTAGAATTTAAATTAAATCCTGGCACTGTAGATAAGTTAGTTGATTGCGCATCTAACGTTATCTCCCAATTTTTAGAAACTTTTTTTCTTATACCTACTACAGCTGATGTAGCAATAGGAGTAGATTGAGAAATATAATTATAAATTTCATCTGGAGTTAACCCAGATTTTGATAATAAATCCCCAATGGAGTTATAATATTGCCGATCTAAAGAATACTCGCCTAATGTAAGTGCAACATCTCCGTACGGCATAGGAGTACGTCGTCTTTCAAATATAGCAAAGGCATCAAATTTTTTAGTATAATAATTACCTTGAAGAGAAATTAAATTTAAACTATGATAAACTGTATCATATTCAGATCTCAATAGCAAACTAGATTGATTTGTTCTGTAATCTAAACTACTTCCTATAGCCATGCGTTCTAATAATCCATCAGCTACTCCTCGATTAATATACAACCCAGTTCCTAAGTTGTTATTAATTCTCCAGTCAAACTCTACGCCTTCAAAAATTCTTTTTGATTTTGAACCAGACCCTAGCACTGGATTACCAACAGCTGCTGATATTTTTAAATCGTCTGAGACTTTGATCCCTCCTGAAACTCCATCAAATCTTCCTACAGAACCAGCCACACTGTTTTGCCTTCCTGCTCTTATGTTATACCCTTTAAATGTATTAGCAAAATCTACATAAGCACTTGATAAATTAGTTCTATTACCAGCAGGTTCGTTAAAATCTTTTACTTGCGAAAAACGCGCACGAGCAGACAACTCGTATTCATTATGTACTTCTTTTAAGGAAATTTGGGCTCCAGAAATTAAATTAATCTGTTGTGATTTTTGATCAACTCCTACATTATTGTTTTTTGTTACATATACATAATTGGATGTATTTCCATTAAATTCAAAACTATCACCTTGATGTGGCGCTTTTGTTTTATCAATTTTTCCTATTAAAAACCCTGTAGGTTCTAAAATCTCTAAGCCCATCAAACGTTGTCTTACTCGGGTTCTATCTTCATTATCTTCAGTATAAATTGCTAGATAACGCTGATATTCCTTCATAGCTTTATTAAAGTTTTTTTCTTTTTCATAAGCATAACCTAGCATCTCGTGTGCTTCTTTTGCAGAGTCAGCAGGTTGTGTTGAAATAATTGATTTTAAGTTAGCAATAGCTTGACTATAATCTCCTGATTTTTCTAATAAAAGCTTTTTAGCTTCTGCCATCAATTCATCAGCAGGCCTGTTGTCAAATACAACTATAGGTTGTTTTATTTCATCTTCGTCATCATTTTTAATATCAGGTTTTGATGCTTCTAAATTAATTGTTTCTTTCTCAGGCTCGTGAATGTTTCCAGTTAAAAAGAATCTAGCAAGTTTGGTACTAATTGGTTCTTTTTTTATTTTGGTAGTTATAATAGTTGATTCTTTTGGGGTAGAACTGCTTGTTACTTCATGCGTGCTATTTTTAAAGTCTATTTGATTAACAAATTCTGGTTCTTTGACTTCAACACAACTAGTTGCATATAGTGCAGTTGCTAAAAGAACTCCAACCTCTTTTCTTAGTACACGAGATCTAGCCTTCTCAATTTTGGCTATTTTTTCAACAGGTATTGAAACAGCAACTGTTTTCTTTACTTCAATTTTACTTTTCTGATCAGATAATTTCTGTAAAGATTCTTCTAAATTATCTTTACCTGAAAGGGAAGATAAAAGATTAGAAAAGTTATCTTCGTTTAAAAGCTGTTCAAAATTATTGATACTAAGAACAGAACTGTGGCTCATGATTTAGCACTTAACTTTTAAGCACCTTTTTTGAATATATTTCTAAACCATTCGACCCATGCATGTCTCTTTTGTATGTTTTCTTTGCTTTCGCCGTGATTAATTGCTCTAGTAACCACTGTAGTATCGCCCATGTGGTCGGCGCTAACTCTAGTTACAATCTGAGTTTTCCAATACCAGATAGAAATAGGAATTATATATTTAGGATGTGAAGCTAATGCTGGGAATTCTATTAAATTTACGCCCAAGGCTTTTCCTGCTGCATCATAGTTATTTCTTCCTGTAAGTTGACAAATTCCTCTGCCCCTATAACGCCAGGAATCATCGGGATGTTTATTACCTAATGAATGTCTTATTCTTTCATTTTTCCAATAATGATCAATAAACCATTTTTTATTGTGTCTTACTGTTCCATCAGATTTAAACATTTCATCAAATTGAGTAAAATTTCCGCTTTCGTGTGCATATTGACCTAGGAATTGATCTAATTCTAACCCTACTATACCTTCTTTAATAGCAATATTTTTAAGACTATTTTCTAATGGATTAGGAAGTTTTACTATTTTTTGAGCCTCGACATATTTTTTTAAAAATTGGGGACTTAGAGGAGGTTGTACTTTTGGTAATTTTAGCTCAGGTTGGGTCGCATCTGGAATTTCTAAATTTGGTAAATTTGGCACTTCAGCACTAGGAATTTCGTTTTTTTGGATAATAGGCGGTCCATCATCATTATCAATATCGGGTTCTAACTGTTGTTGCTGTTGTGGATTATAATTTTGGAATTTATCTTTAGCGTAGTCGTATCCCACAAATCCACCACCTATAGCACCAATTGCAGTAGCAGCGGCCAAACTTTGCTTACCTTTACGTATAAATTCCTTTTTAAAATCGTTCCATTTTCCTTCGTTAAGATGTATTGCTGATACATTAAAATATTTGGGATGTTTTTTATTAAAGTTGCGCATTATTATACCGGCAACTTCGTGTGCTTGATTTTCTGCCGGGCTACCAGTTTCTCCACTGGTTGCATCTAGCATGTGCTCAACTCCTTGTCTATAATGCACAAGTTCGTGAGCTAATGTTCTCAAAATATCTAAAGGGTGGCGATCTTGTATAGCAAGATGTATTCTGTT